ATCGAGAATATAGTCGGCAACAAATTGTGGCGTACCCTTACTAAGTGCAATTCCGTTAATTGTTAATTGTACATCACCAAATGGATAACTTGGTAAGGGAACATATGTACCATTTAAATTAGCTTTAACACGAGTTACAACATATTCAACTGTTATTCCTGAAATTGGAGACGATGAACCAGAAACAATAAGAGTTGCTTGAATTACATCTGTAGGACGTGTACCAGTAATACTAAGTTGATTAATTGTAAAAATGTTTCCAGAAACGGTATAATCTGCTTCAGTTAAATCGGTTACACCACTAACTGTCGGTCCGTTCAACAAAATACCATTATATCTAACTTCTAAATCGCCTTGAATTTCATCAACATTATATGGTAATGTAAAAGTATTTGCAATTTGTGTCAAATCTTTATTTGATATGTTAACATATGAATATGACAAGGTATAACCAGTACTATTAACCCTACAATCTTCTTTAAGATACTCAAACACATCAAATTCAATTCCACGTGCAGTATCTAATGCAATGTCAATGTTTTTTGTGTTAATTACTAGTTTACTGTCTTCTTGAAAATATTTTGGTGTTGATGGGTGAACTCTTGTAACAGCACCAGCTTCTACCCACGATTTTTTATTATCTAATACTGGTGTAATATTAAAACCTGCTTGACGAAACACATTAAGATATGCTTGACCATTATCACAATCACCACTAATTTGAAAATAAAATTCACTAGTTTCTAATGGTGCAGCAGGGTATCCATCAACATCATAAGGTAATGAATTTGATGGAAATTCTTCTTGTGTTACTGTTATTGTATTTGGGTCTATTTTTCCATCAGCAGTATAAACGTATTCAGTTATATTAATAAATTCCTCTGGAATACCAATTAACAAAAACATTGATCTTAATGCTTGACGAGTACCTTTTGATTTCCAAAAATAACTTGTATTATTTATTATTCTTCTCCAAAGTTCAATATCAATTTCTGCTGGTAATGTATTATCGTTTAAATTTCTTTCGGTATCATCAACACTTAAAAAACTACTCATCATTTCGTTTTCATTCACTAAATTAAAATAGTCCCAACCAAATGTATCTGCCATATTTTTTATTAATTGGTCAGGTATGTTATTTTGTTTATCGTATGTTATCTTATTAATATTAACCAACGAATCGATAAATAGTCTAATTTGGTCGAATTCTCTACCATATAATCTTAATAGTTTTGTAATTTTACCTTCTTCAGTATAATCATAAATTTTAAGTGAATCTGTTGTTAAAAATCTCGCAATTAAATCGGTTTTAATTTTATCATATTTAGCAGCAATAGTTAATACAATCTTTAAAAATCTTTGATAAACAGGTGTATTGATGTCGATATTGTAGCCATCTCCAGTATCCCAAAGAATTTGCGAATCACTATATATTATTTTTCCGTTTTCAAGTAATGTTGGGTCTTTTAATTTAAAAATAAATCCATTAACACCATCTCTTTCCGAAACAATATTTTGTTCGTAATTATTAAGTAATGCTCTAAATTCTTCAAACTCATCATTATTAGGTCTAATATGAAAATCAACTTTACCTGCTGTTGCTATTGAATTAAATGGGTTTCCTTCAACCTCTAATTTAATATATCTTGATTTAGAAACAGATGTTCCACTATAATAGGCAGAACTATTTATTGTATTTCCAGTATAACCAATAATTTTAAATAAAGTATTTGGGGAAATGTTTGACCAAATAACATATTTATCATATGATAAATTTAAATTTTTTAATTCATTTTCATCTGGAATACTAAGATTATCATAATTAAGAACCAAACCAAAAGTATTGACAGTATATGCTGTTGGCACATAAAATGTTGAAATATTTGTTGCAATATTATAATTAAATTCAGCATATGTATCGTTTCCACCAACATCTGTTTGTGAATTGGCAAACAGCGATCCCGGGTATTTCAAAATAATTTCTTGAATTGATACTCTCATAAATTCATATGCAGAGCCATATCTAACGTATGAATTTAAATCGGATTTATCGAGATTTAATACTGCGTTGTTTGAATAATCTTGAATTATTAATGATTGGGTTTCAGTAACACCCATCGTTTCCAATGTAACTGGACGTACAAATGAACTTAATGAATTAGTGTAATCAACATTTATTTTATTATCAAAGTTTGTTGTTACGAAAAACTTTCCAAATGAAAATATTGTATTTGAAGGGGTATCATTAAAATAATTCCCATTTAAGTTCTCATCAAGTTCTGATTTTATTACCTTTACTTTAGCCACAGTTTACAATTTACTATAAATACGATAAATTAATTATTCAACCTCACTGATTACATCATTAAATCCTTGTGTTTCATCAATATTTGTTCTTTTTTCTTTAACTTCATATAATGGAACGTTATCAACACTTTCTTTTATTTCATAAATATTAAATTGTTTAGTTATGACTCTATTCTCATCATAATATGTAAGAATACCATTATCAACATCTTTAATTTGTTCACCAGCAACATAATTACTTAAAGTATCAATTGTATTTTGAACCATATTTACTTCGACAACTAATGGTGAAAAAAAGGTATTTGAAATTATAATTGTTTGATTAGGATTACCAATAAATGGTGTGGCATTTGGTTTAACATCACTTGCACTACTTGGTGTTAGTTGAACAAATACTAAAGTACCTGTGTCATCAAATCTATATCTAATTGCTTTCTGACTAGTATTACCAACGTTCTCACTAACAGGAACTACCTTATTTGAAGTAACCACATATCTTGCAACGTTTCTTATTTTTTTATCTGTTGTTGAATCGACATATTCAATACGATAACCCTGTAACGAATTGTTAGCTCTTAGATTCTCAGGTAAATCATTAATATTAACTACAATTCCCTTTACACTTGGGAGTGATGACAATACACTACAATCTACGATTTGAACAATAACTCTTTTTGGTTTAAGGTAAATTGTGTAGATACCTAATTGCCCAAAAACTGTTGCAGGTAATTTTAAATTATATAAACCTTCTAATAGATTTTCTTCACCAACAATTTGTTCGTCTTCAGGTAAATAATTTTCACTTAAAATCTCCGAAGAATTTAATTTAATAATGTTATTATTAACTGTTTCTCTATTAGGTGTATAATTATAATAAACATCGATATCATCAATACTTACATCTGCGGGTCTTGTTGTACCATATGTCCCAATTGCCATAATTTTTATTTTTTATGTGTTATTTATTATGTTAAAATATTTACCACCAGCATATGTAGTTAAATCAACTAAATTTCTAATATATTCTAACCTATAATTTTTATTAAATGCTGATAATTCGCCTCTGGTTATAAATACATCATCAATAATTTTAGGATTACTAATTATCTTTTCTTTATTTGGGTTTTTTATATAAGGTAAATCAATAAAATTATTGGTATTATTGGGTATATAACTGAATGTTGTAACACCACTAACATTATCAACATATTTAATACCACCAATATAATAAGTCATAGTTACACCAGATTCAGATTCATCATAATCAACACCATCAGTAGTTAAATTACCACCACTAACATATTGTTGAGTAAAAGAAACATTTATTGCATATTTCTTTAACTCTTTTAATCTACTATTATTTGTATTTCCTGTTATCATTAATTATTTAACATATGTTACTGTAATATATCCTCGATTAACATTCCCACTAAAATCACTATCATCAAAAAACCTATTATTGTTTGTTGAAAAATGTAATTTTGCATTATTTGTTGGGGAAGAAAGCACTTCCCATGTTGCTGACAATTCCCAATTAGTATGTGGATAATAGAGTGGATATGCCGATAAATTGTTTGCAACAATTAATACCGAAACACCTCTTAACTTATTTAATGGGACACCTAGAAAAACATCTTTAGTAGCACCATTCCTCATATCAAAAGTCCCAATTTCAACAATTTTAGTAAAAAAATCTGGTGTTGGTTCAGGTGGAATATCTTTAATAACTTCTTCTTTAAAATCACCAATAGTTATGTTTTTATATACTTCACCCATTTTACCAAAAGCAAGTAAATGGGTATTGGTTGGTGTACCCTTTTCTAATTCAAATAATTTCTTGTCTGCCATATCGTTTATTGATGTATAAATCTATCGTTATTATCGTCTGCAAAAATATTTCCAGCACTATCCAATATATAAAATGTTTCATCAGGTGATATAATTACTATTTCTGGTTCTGGTTCAATATATGCATCCATAAAACCTAAATCATGACCAATTTGCTTTAAACCAATTTTAAGGTTATATGTTACACCTGTATCTGGGATAATCACATAATTAATATCAGTACTACCACTACTCGTTGTAATTCCTGTTGTTACTGCTTGTAATATTGTTTTTTTTAGTATTTCCATTAACTAACATTCTTTCTTAATAACACCTTAATATCTTTTTCAGGATATTTAATTTCAAACATACCATCCTGTGTCGAGTATATTGTATTATTTTCAATTTTAATTTCACCTGTGGTTGTATTTGTTATTCCTTGTGCAACAGTATTCATTGAATATTGTCCACTAACTTTATTAAACACTTTAATATTAATAACATTTATAACACCATTAACTTCCAGAACTTGTTTTTCTAACCTACCAAGAAAAATGTCTTCATTCATTTCACGATTATTAATATCAAGATATTCGTTTACTGTTGAAATAACATTACTAGCAATTTGATTATTTGAAGTGTTCTCTACATATATATCAATTTCAAATGCTAAATTATAAATCTTACCATCTTTAATTTCAACATAATCATTAATCATTCTATAGTTCGAAATATATTCAGCAATATTTGTTTTTAATAATGAATTACTTGTGTTTGATAATTTACCATCTTGACCAATACCAAGAATTGGTATCATAACCTTATTTACTAATTTATATGCGTTTGCACGAAATGGTGAGCCGAATTCCCCGGGCATTTTATATACCTGCAACATATAATCGGTAAGTGTTACATCTCTACTTTGACTAGCAAAATTATATTTAATTAATTGTCTAATTTGTTCAGTACTTAAACCATCATTTCCACCAATAGCTGGAATAGGATTTGTTGTTTTTAAACTTCTAACAACTTGTTGATTAACATTTGAAATTGAGCCATTAACGTTTAAAGTATATGAACCAAGTTGTGTTAATACATTAGCACCTATATTAGAAGCAACCCCACCACCAGTTCTATATTTAACAAATAATGTGTAATTTGCTTTAAGTTTTTCGCCTAAAGCAGAATTATTTAAAAAGTTATTAAGAAATTCTTGATTAGTAACACCATTTTTAATGAAACCATCTCTAAATGCATTAACATCGGCATCACCAGAACCAAATATTAATTTACAAAAACCATTTGGAGTGTATTCTTTCATGAATTTTTTTGTAATATCCAACCATCTACCAGCCTTAATGTTATTTGTTACAGTACTAGCACTTGAACTTAATGTATCTTCGACAAATACACGCTGTTGTGCAAGATAATCGACTTCAAAATATTTTTTAGTTATATCATTAAAATCAGCAGCATCAGGTGTTATATTATTATTTGAACCTTCAACAAGAATAATACTTTCAATTTCAATTACGTCTGGGTCAGGTAATGTTAATGAGAAAAATGGCTTAACATCACCCGTAGTAATAATCTTCTTATAAACGCTAGTACCGCCATTAATAACAACTTCTCTTTTTGTAATGGTATATGTTATTGGAATTCCATTGCTATCCAAATTTGGAATTATACTACGATTAGGGTCACCGAGACTACTACGTGTTGAACTCCAATCAATGTTTTGTTGTATTTCAAATATTTTACCAGCACCAATAACTTGTGCACCAGCTAATAATATTGGGTAATATGTTGAATCTGGAGCATTACCAAGTACAGGAACATCAACACTAAAATCAACAACAGTTACACTTGGTCTACGAGCAGGAATATTAAACCCCATATTCTTGGCAATATTTAAAATGCTTGCTCTTTGTTGCGCATATTGTAATTGGGTTTCTTGGAACGCCCTATCAGTATTAATACTGAGATTATTACCAACACCTGCATTAAGGTCAATAAGCATTGCACCCACACTTGAATCGGTGAAATCACTAAGCACCTCTGGGTAGCTTTGTTTTATTAATGCTATTAGGTCATCCCTAATTTCTCCAAACGTTCTACTTCCGTATTGAATTACATTTGTTGTTTCTCCCATTATATTATTTCTTTTAATACTTTAAAAATTTATGTCAATATTACCTTGTTCAGTTAATGAACCTTCAATATAAACAAATTTTATATTGACATTAACTTGTGTTTCAGGAATCGGTTGTCCATCCTCAGTCGAATTCCAGTTAAACTTAACTGAATTAACTTGAACTTGTGGAATATATAATGCTACACTATTTCTAATCTCTTCTTCAATATCAGTTGCAGTTAATTCGTCATTGGGTTCAAAAATATATTTTATTAAATTTGTACCGTAATCTGGTTCATAATATCTTTCACCTTTTTGAGTTAGAAGCAATAATAATAGGTCAGAACTATATGCATCCTTACTAACCTGATTCATTTTAATGAAACTCCTTGTTTCATTATCATCTTTGAAGGGAAATGTTATGTTATACGAATTCATTATTATTAATTTTATTATAAATACTAATAAACAAAAAAATCCAGAGTAACACTCTGGATTTTTTTAAATCGATTCAACAAATCATTATTAATCTTTTGATTTGCGTCCTCGCTTTCCTCCTGAAGCTGCTTTTTGTTCATCTTCAAGTTGCTTTTTCTTATCAAAAAGACTTTTAATTGACTCTTTTAATTGAATCACCGATTCATGACCATATTTCTGAAGTACACCAGTAAATGTGTTGAAATTTGGTTTTTCCAATGAAACCACATCATTATCGTTTACACAAACACCAGCAAGACATTCAATAATTGCCATATCTTGCATTTCGGCTGGAAGTTCATCAAGAATTCCCTCGTTAAAAATTACCGCAAAATTAACACCTTCAGTAAGAATTTCAACCACATCATTTAATTTTGTGATTTTATATAATTCTTTTTGTTTTTCATTACATAGGACTTCAAAATTAATCCATTGTGGAATTGATGTTTTATTTCTAACTTCTTCGAATAAATTTACCACGTCTTCTGACGCTCTTTCAATTTTTGCCATAAAATAATTATTTTAATTAAGATTTATAATTTGATTTAATTTCTTCAATTTTCTTATACAAATCACCAAACATTAGAACTTTATCCTCAAATTGTTTTTCAAAATTCTTTTCGAGTTCTTCAATATGACCAAACATTTCACCAATACTTAGTTTAACCTCATCCTCAATATCAATTAGCATTGCAAGTTGTTTATTAATTGCATCGGCTAATTTAAATTGTTCCATTTTTTTCTCATACTCAGTATTAGCAGCAATTGCTTTTTCTTCGGTAATTGGTTCTATAACAGCATCTTTCTGACGTTCTTCAAGAATTTTTTGAAGATTTTCAACATCTTCAGGAGTTCCTTCACCGATTTTAGAATCAGCTAATTTACTTATTTCTGTTATCTTTTTTGCAGCATCTGAATTAAATTCACCTTTATCTGCTGCTGCTTGTAAATTTTTTAAAAAATCACTACTCATAATATATTGTTTTAATTTACCCTACCCATGTTTTCAATTTCATTTCCACGAAATTTCAGTACTTCATGAGTATCATTATATTTAATTCTTTTAATTAACTTTTCGACACCAAACCCAATTAATTCTCCATAATCACCACGTATAAAAATTTGTTGAAAATCAATAATTTCCTTAAAAATGTCAGAGTCATTATCATATTCATTTGTTTTAAAATCCAAAGGTATAAAAAATTCTAATTGTCTGTACTCAAAACCAATTTTTTTTACATGTAAAAATTCAGTTAGTTCTTCAATCTTGTTTTTACAGTCTTCATTTTCACGAACAGCAATTATTGGAAACTTGAATTGTTTCGATACTTTATTAATATCTACAATATCAATACTATTTACCTTAAAACCAATAAATGATATATATGGTGGATATATATTATTCTCACACCCAATTAATGTTGAATATGGAAAGTTCTTTGTGATATCCCATACATCATCATCACCTTTCAGAATTTCATATCCTCTAGTTTTTTCACCAATGGAATCAAACACATCTTTAAGACCTACTTCAACAGGTCTATTACTGAAAATAGACATCATTTCATAATCATCATCCTTAGTACGTCTTTCTTCGAATTCAAGTGCTAGTACTTCACCAAGAGTTTTACCAGCATGTTTATGTTTATCATCAAAAAACCCATAATGTTCATATCGTCTTCCCCATTTGTCCTTTTTATTTGATCTGTAATTTTCATCGATATCATATGAATTATTACCTTTATTAAAGACTAATGTTTTATTTGTTGCAACAGCCATTTGATGCGGAGTTGCAGTTTTCATAAATTTATCAGCTTTTTTTAATATTTCATAATAGTCTTTAACATATTTTTCATCAGTTTGTCCAGCATAAAACTTTTCAAGAACCTGATTTCGACTACGCATTCTTTGCGTATGTTTTTTATCCTCCCCTAAATTATTTGGGTCTGCTTTAAGGATTTCTTCTTCGGTATTAAATAATGCGATACCAATATAAACTGCTATCGCATGAAATTTAAGGTAAAACCAAAGAACTATGTTAAGGAAAAATCTTTTCATTAATATTGAAATTACTCTTGTAAATCTTTATTCACTACAGATTTATAAAATTCTGCACGTTTTTTAGTGACGTGTTCAAGGTTATAATCTATTTTAAAATCTTCATATAATTGTTCACCAATTTTTTTTCTTAAATCAGCATCCAAAATTAGTTTTCTTAAATATTTACTCCAATATTTACGAGCATTTTTTGTACTTGGAATTAAAACACAATTCTCCATATGTCTTCCATGTACATTATATGGTGGTATGTCACTACAAACGATTGGTAATTTCCTTGTCCAACATTCAACTTGCTTCAAATTAGATTTCATTCGATTAAATTCATTATCAGCAAGTGGTGAAAGTACTATATCAGTTTCATCCAGAACACCAGCATAAGTATTTGCTTTTTGAGTCCAACGTCTTGCAAAATTTCCTTCATTATCATATTTTACATTTCGTTCGTAATTACCGAGCCAATCCAAATAATCTTGGTTTTCTATAATCTTATGATTATCAGTTAAAATATTTTCATAAATAAGATAAACACTTTCTTCAGATTTAATATCTCTTTTTTCTGTATTAAAAACCTTATTACGATATTTTTCTTTTAATTCTTCTGAAATTCTTGGAATTTGGTCAACATCACCTTTTGATTTATTAATGGCTTTAACCACATCTTGAACCCATAAACCCTTTTTTTCAAGCTCAATCCTAAAGTCTTGATTAAATGAAATGTCAG